GTGGCTGTTCTTGTCACCACGCTGTTGTGCAGCAAAAGCCTTGGTATTGTCATCAGTGAGCTCATACACAAGGCTGGTGCTGAGAGCATACATGATGTCAATTTGCTTGACATTCAGCTTGGTGATGGTGCCATCCAGGATGTCACGTGCTCGAGGCAGGTTGCTGGCCTGCTTGCGATAGGTTATGAACTTGATGGCTGGACCTTCACCCACAGTGCCCTTGATCATGTCACCCAGGATATCCACGGGCAGATCAGTGTCTGCAAGGCTGCCATCTGCCTGACGCTCGTAGATCAGGTCGCTCACAAAACTCCAGCTACGCGGAGTAGCAAAAGCATAGCTGTCACGGCGCGGATCAAAGTCAAACAGGTCGTTGGGCTGGAAGGTCAGGTAACCCACAACGTCCTTGTGGATGCGGTTCTTCATGGCCCATTCCTGCCAGTCGTCAAAGTCCGTATGCAGAGTGGTGTGGATGAAACGGTTGGCCAGCGGGGTGGGCATGTTGTAGGCAACGCCCTTGTCCTTGACTCGGTTGCCAGCAGCCACAATCACCACATCCTCTGGCAGCTGATAGGTGCCGATCTTGCGGTTGAGGATGATCTGGTAGGTGGCAGCCTGCACTGACGGAGGGGCGGCGCTCATCTCATCAAAAAACACAAGGGCGCGGCTGTTGGGATCAGTGGGCAGATCGCTGGGGTTGCTCCACTTGAAGATCTTTTCAGTGAGCGGAACATTCTGCTCGTTGAACACAATGTTGCCTTGTGCATCACGAATAGTGACTTCTGCAAGATGCGGAAGACCACGAATGTCTGTGGCTTCCAGCAAGGGCAGTCGAATGTCAATCAGCGGACGGTTCTGCATGCGAGCAACTTCTGCCACGATGTCGCTCTTGCCAATGCCAGGCGGACCGCTGATGAACAAAGGCCTTCTCCGTGCCGTTGCGTGAACAATCATGCTCTTGAGCCGATTTGGGCCCACTGATGTAATAGTGGTAACTTTTTCTTTGGCGCTCATTTAGCCGCTCCTTGTTGAAACAATATGTGTAATATACGGCATCAGCCTATTACGTCAAGGAATAATTAGAATGTTTTCAACCAACTGGCAAGATCATTTCCCACCATTTGCATTTCAAAAGCAACTTCACTGTGAAACACCTGGAAATTTTTGTTGTCCCAATAATAGGGAGCAGGAATTTTTTGTTGGAATTTCAATAACACATGGCCCTGGTTGATCAAACTGCTCCAATTGTCCGGAAGAGGACATGACCAAAATTGAAACAGCTTTTTCATCACTGTAAATCCCAGATTGGTGAGTCTCAGGCTAGAGTGATGTGCGGTGTAGTTGTAGAACAGCAGTTTGCAAACAGCATCTTTGTTGCTGACATCCACACTACCAAAATCCCACTGATGGGGATTGGTTTGTAGTATGGCTTGTATTTCCAGGAAGATCACATCATGAACAGCAGTCACTTGCTGATTTTAGGCACCTTTTGAGCAGGAGTCATTTCATACACTTCAAATTTGTCAGTTTTGAACAATTTGTTGAGTTTGTCAGCAAGATTAATTGCATGTCCAGGACTTTCTGGAAAGCAGGTTCTGCGATATTTGGGAGTTTGATCACTGAGCAGGCTGTGAACAGCCTTGAGGCTGATGGGGCGGCCGTCAAAGCACACACTGTAAATGGCTTTGACGGCCAGCACTTGTTCGCTGATGTATGTTTTCTGGTTGGTGTTGGTGAGTAATACTTTGGGTTTGGGTCTGCTCATGATATGCCTCTATTATCTGCACTATTTAAGAATACACATGCAGATAATATATCAACACATCAGCTAGGCTTGCTGTAAGTTTACAACCACCTGCTGAAAAATACTGGCTTTTTGTTCCAGGCTCCAGTTGCATTTTTGATAGTGTGTGACCACGTGCTGGTAACAATGGGACAGCCAATGGCTGTCCCAGAATCTCAATTTGGCATGAGATTTAATTAGATGCTCATTGAGTGCATGAATAACTGGGTCCCAGGTGTGGTGGTCCCAGTATTTGTTGTAGACTTTGGCGTCCAACATAAACCAAAACCAAAGCATCACAAAGGCATCCTTGGGCAAAATCCAATCCGCAACTGCCACCAAGGGCATCTGATCCTGATTGATGTTTACCCAGCCAGCAATGGCTGTTTCACTCATTTTGCTCATGGTGAGCAGATCTTGGCAGTCTAATACTGTGCGGTCCATTGATATTCTCCTCGGGCGATCAAATCCACGGCTTCCAACAACAATTGATCATCTATTTTGAATCCCTGCGCATGATGTTTTGCTAATCTCAGCGCCAGATTTTGCAATTGTTCAGCGTTGTTGATTTGTATCTGGTTGTTGTGGCCATCTTGCACAGCTGACTTGAGAGCCCATACCTGATCAGCACTGGCAGCAAAACAACTGATGGTAAAGTCAAAGTCCCGCCACAACTCCAAGATTGTATTGCTGTAACGCACTTTGATCAATTGCAAAGCCACACTGTGATGTTCCTGATCCTTACCCTCACTCCATTGTAACTCGAGAGTGGTGGCATTATCAGTGTCTATGACAACATCAATCCAACGATACTTGGCGTTGGGCTTGGAGGGTTTCTGAGCAGCATCCTGTAATAGATGAAGTGTAGAGAAAACGGTTTGGTGCTCAGTTATAGATTCCTCATCCACCAGCGTCCAGCATTCATGTAACTTTTTGTACCACATGCGTCTGCTGAGATCATCAGAAAAAAACACATCAATATCCCCCACGCGCCAGTCTTGATTTATCCACAATCTCCTGGCACTGCCTCCTGCAATCCAGGGGCCTGTTACCAGATCAATAGGGGGGAGATGATTCAACACATAAGCCCAATTGGCATTATCAATTGGTTTCTTTTCAATTTGCATGACTAGAATGTTCCTCCTGATACATTGATGTTGGTGGTAGTGTTGTCAGCCAGGCTGAGCAATTTGTCCTGCAACTGCATTATGCGGGTTGTGAGCTCCCGTTCCTGATTGAGCATCAGGGCCAAACTCATAGCAAGTGCTTCAGCATCCTGGATGCTGATTTTCACTTCTTTGCTGTTGTAGTCTCTAGCTGTTTTGGTGAGTTTGAGAAACTTGTCCACAGCCGTGGTGTTCCAACTGTTTGTGTTCATTTTTGTTTGTTGAGTTCGTTGTTTTTCTTGGCCAGAATTGTGTTCATTTCCAGTTTGGTTTGGAAGGGACCCACATGTTCGTATTCATCCAGGGTTTGCAGTTTGGGGCAAAAACTGCCCTGCCAGGCAAGGAATTTCAGTCCCCAGTAACCAGCCGCAAACCTCACTGAACTGGTGGCCTGCTTGCTATAACTGATCACAGGTTCTCGTTGGATGTTTTGAGGATCTGGATGTTTGATGGGCAAATGATCAATTTCACAAACAGTTTTTTCTGCTTCTGCAGACTTCACAACAAACGTTACACTCCAGCCCTGACTGGTTTGCAACTGATCTAGGTTTGCAAATTCTTGACTGTTGCCTGATGCCAACAGTTTGTAGACATCATTTGAGTAGCTGAGGATCCCCAGCCTTCCCTGTGGATCTGTTAGAATCCAGCTTTGATCGGTTAGGGGCTGAGCTTGTATTTTTCTCAGACTTAACAATTTTCAAACTCCTGCGGTTGATACGTGCTTGACGCTCTGTTGTCCAGCTTTGCATTAATTTTGCAACATCACGCAGCATATGCCAATCTGGCAGTTGAGCATGTTTTGATTTATCAGATGCCAGAGCCCTTGCAAGTTGTTTGCCCCACACATTGAAACTGGTGTCATAGTCATCAATGTTGTAGGTGAATTCATGCTCCATGACGGTGACGGTGACATCCACTCGCACATTCAACCAGATACTGTGAACCTGTGGGATCAGATGCTGTTGCCAATCATAGGCTGTGGGCTGAATACAAACAAGCCCAGGATGCTTGCGTTGGATGGCATCCCAGGCTTGATATATCAGTGAGTGTGGTTGATAGGGCATGGCTGTTTTGAGCCACCAACCTGGGCCAGGGTGGTCACCCTTTTGATAGTGGGTGACTTCTGGAGGCACGCTGTTTTCCAACAAAGGCCAAATGCCGTCAAAATCCATCAACTATTTACGCAAACAGCCTTGATAGCCTTTGCTGATGCAGGCACTGTAATCTGACACATGCTGTTCAATTCTCACCAAGCCCCAACTGTTGGCAAACTTGATGAGGTTCACGCCCACCTGAGTATGCAAGGGTATGTTCACAGCTTCCTGGATGGTTTGATCAAACAATTGCCTGAGTTCTTCTGGCTGAGCATGCAGGTCAATCAAGCTCTTGTTGCGCAGATAGGCATCTCTCACTCGGATTTCATGACCCATGTGATCAGTCCATTTGCTGAGCATGAGATTGTTCCAGGCAAATCCCTGATCATGACGATTTTCAAAAGCTTCCTGCAACTTCTTCTTGCGCACACCAGGATAGGCACTCATGACATTGTCACTGTCATCCCCACGCATGCACTTTTCAAACAGTAGCCACTCAGGGTTGGGAACACCCAACAGCTCACCTTTTTTGTTCACACCAGCATTGCCGTCTTTGTCCCAAACGCCAGTGCTGGTGTAGAGCAACCCAGCAATGCCATTGTAGATTCTCACGTTGGGGGCCAATAGCTGCAAAAAGTCGCTGTCTGTGCTGATGATCACATGATCATCCTCGGGATGCAGTGCAATAAACCTGGCAATCATGTCATCAGCTTCAGCTTGTGGATTGCGCAACACTGTGGCATTGGTTTTGTCACGTAGGAATGTGATGAGATCATTCAGAGCATCAAAAAACAAAGTATCATCTTCCACTTCCTGTGGAGTTCTGGCTGCGGCTGTTTCTCGGCGATTGGCTTTGTAGGGCTGATAGAAGTCCTTGCGCCAACTGCGTCCTTCCAATGCAAACACTGTGTGAGTTGCATCAAACTGTTTCCAAACCTGCTTGATGCTGTTGAACAGGATGTGAATGGCCATACCAATAGTGGCGTTCATATCTGGTGCACGCATGCCATATCTTACACGAAAACCTAAATTGTATGTATCAACAATTACAAAAGTATGTGTCATTTGATGTATTCTTTCGCTATTGTGTTAAAGCTAACACACATGATTGGTTGCGTCAACTGTATTCAGTATTTTCTAGGCGGGGAATTACAATCATGTGTCCAACAAAAAAGATTGACAAATGGTGCGCACAATTTCCTTGGTCCAACCAGTCCTTCACAAATAGTTAGTACATGCTCCGCTGTGGCAAAGTTGGTAAAGGTGGAGGCCTGGCTAGACACCATCACGATAACTGCAAATATAAGAAATTATGAATATTCAGTCTTGGATTTCTTATTTCTTTTTTTAGTTGGAACTGGTGGAGTAGTAACAATCTTGGTGTCATCTATGAATCCTTCTTGGGCCACACTCCTGCACACGTCATTCAGCCATTTTTCCACAACTTCTTCTGATGTAGTGCCAGTGTAACGATTGTCACGCAGGAACAACACAAAATGTTCGTTGTAATCCAATTCAAAATAACTGCGGCTGGGATCGTTGGGGTCCCAGCGAATGTCAGGCATGTTCACATATGGTTCCCCATGCAAATCTGCTACATTTTTGTCATAATTGGCTTGACTGATGCGATGATGCTCTAGATCAATCTTCAGTTTGCGTAGTTCCAAATCGGTGCCTGACAGTTGCAATTCTGCACATTTGACAGCATAGTCATAAGCGTCGATCTTGGCAAACTTATGATCAATCTCCAGCTTGCGTAATGACAGTGCCTGGACATCATCACATTCAATTTCCACCAATCTGATTGCCAGATCATATCCTGATAGATAATATTCTGCTTCAGCAATCTGTCTTGTTTTGCCTTTGAGTCCCCAGTGGCCTGGCATCCAGCCAAAGGGAACAAGTGGTTTGTTCATTTGTAATATTCCTTGAATTTGTTGGGAAGTATAGCTAGTGGGTTCTCTAAATCAAACATGTAGTCTGGTGCTGACAGTGGCACCACATACCTAACTCCCTCTCCTATATACTTATAGTGATCTTGCATGTTGCATTCCAACAAATGTTGGCCCAAAAGGCGTAAATCTCCAGGATTGCTAGTGATGCTGATGGTAAAGCAGCCTCTGTTGGCTGCTACCAATTGACCATCCCATGTATACCAATCAAATCTTATGGGGATGCTCATCTGCAATTGTAATTTACAAAGATCTTATTGTCAAGGAATAAATAAGTGTGGTTCACGGGACTGCAATCCCCAACCACTCTAAACGCTATTCAGGAGCATTCAGCAATGTATTTACAAAACAAGTATACCTTGTGGTATAATCAAATCATTTTTGCAGCACAAACTCGGGAAACTCTTCTTTGTGATTATATTGAGAGTCATCACATTATTCCAAAAAGTCTCGGTGGTACAAATGATCCAGATAATTTGGTTCAACTAACTTCTAGGGAACATTTTGTTTGTCATTTATTATTGACCAAAATGGTCACTGGAAAAGCCAAAAGATCAATGTCATATGCGCTGTGGGGCATGGTCAATCAAAAAAATAAATGGCAAGCCAGACATCAGATTAAAAGCAGTAAACTTTACGAATATGCTAAAACACTTGCCAACCAAAGCTTGTCTACAGAACGCAAGGGCAAGACTCTTGAGGAGAGGTTCGGCGAGGAGAAAGCTTCAGAAATTCGTCTACGCTTCGCACAGCGTAAACCCCGTTCCTCGCCGAATGATGAAGAAAGGTCCAAGATTGCAAAGTCTGTATCGGAATCATGGAAACGTCAGGTTAAGCCTCGTGGCTTTCTAATAAAGCATAGTTGCCCTGTTTGTGGTAGGACTCTTGACCAGGGCAACTATGTTAAATCTGGACATGGTCCAAATTGTAAACGGTCAAGCAAGTGATCCAAAAAGATGTAGTTGCATATTGAATATGAGTCCGTGTCTTGCACAATATGCTGCCACATGTTCATGATTAGCTTGGGCAGAGGTCATATTGATTAAGCCCTCTGTCCAAAAGCTAATTTTTTCATCAACGGTGCTACGCTCTTCCATAGAGATTTGGTTCTTCTCAGCCCGCAACTGTTTGCTCTTTTGTGGCAGTGTGTTGTAAATGTTCATGGGACTTACAAACACTGGTTTGCCAGTATTAGCTCGCCATTCCAATGCCCATTCTGGCACAGTATTGTAGGGACTGGTCTCATCAGAACTCATAACAAATTTGAGACAGTCAGCTCTGGCCAACATTTCGGGACGTGGTGCCAAGTATTTGACGGCTTGGCCGTTCTTCTCACTGCACTTGGGACTTACCACAAGAGTTGTTTCTGGTGGAATGGTTTGAACAATGGTGCCATTGCTCTCAATTTGCGTCTTGGCAAAGCGAGTGTTCATGCGCTCCAAAAATGGCACCAGATTCTTTTGCAGCATGGGTTCACCACCAGTTACCACCAGCACCATCTCACGCTTTTTGAGTGCTTGCTGTGGTTTTTGCTCTTGACCTGGAACACCCACACCACCCCATAGATCCTGTGCCCATATAGGGACATTGCCCTTGAAATAATCATCAATTGTTTGATCAATACGAGCTTCCAACTCTGGAATGGTCATCCAATCACCATCATCAAAGAAAGTATCACAGAAGCTGCAATTGAGATTGCATTTGGCCAGCCTCACAAACAGTGCTGGCTCACCACGATAGGGACCCTCGCCCTGCAATGTCATACCGAATATACTCGTAACAAACAGCTTGTCACCAGCCTTGTCAAAATATTTTTGACCTACGATTTCATTTTGTCCGAACATGTTTTTATTCCTGATTTTTGATAATTATACAAGTGAGTTGAAGGCAATTCAACTGTTTTCCATGAGCAAACGCTGTTTGAATTTGCGCATGTCCTGATCATCGTAGAACATGAATGTTGCTTGGTTGCCTGAGATTTTGGAGCAAGAGAACAGGGTTGTGCAATTTTGCATGCACCAGATAAACAAATCATCATATGTGCTTTCAGTTCTCTGGCTGAAAGGTATATGTTCCTGTTCAAACTCCACATTAAGGGCATTCAGAAGCATTTGGGTCCTGATGCTATCAGGAACATCAGGACCCATTTTAATATACAGTTGTTGTGATACACGCATTATAGTGCTTTCAAATCCACCATCTGCATGAATTCAGCTCTTGCGCTGGGATCATTCTTGAATGCCCCGCCTAGTTTGCTGGTTACTGTGCTGCTGCAATCATCTTCCACACCACGATGGCTCACACAATAATGCTTGCCATTTATCACCACAGCAATGTTTTCAGTTTCCAGGATAAATTCCATGGCATGGAAAATCTGCTCAGTCAACCGTTCTTGAATCTGTGGGCGGCGGCTGAAATATTCCACGATGCGGTTAATTTTCGATAGGCCAAGTACCTTTTCGTTGGGAATATATGCAACTGTAGCCACACCATCAATAACAATGAAATGGTGCTCACATGCACTTTTTACAGTGACATTTCGTTCACAAACCATTTCATCATACCCCATTTTGTTGGTTACTGTGGTGCATTTGGGGAAAGCTTCCCAATCAAGCCCCCAAAAAAGTTCTGTTGTGAACATCCGAGCAACTCGCTTAGGTGTTTCAACCAAACTATCATCTAGTAGATCCAAGCCCATGGTTTCCATGATGTCCTTGAATTTGCGTTCGATGATGGTAATCTTGTCTGTTCTGCTCAAACCATTGTCAATGGTGGGCGTCTCTACACCCTTGCTGACCAGATATTCATGTACCTTGCGTCCCAGCTCAGGATCACATTTGGTTTTATTGTAACTCATGTTTTTGTTCCTTTCCTAGCATCTATCGTATATGCTCAACGGGCCATTGTGACCATTTTGCTACCTTTGTGTAGCAAGGTTATTTATTATACAGCTTTCTAATCCAACGCGCAACTCTAGAGGATTTGGATGGAGGGAGTTTTTTATACACCTAAGAATCTGTCATACTTGCTTCTTGAACGGACCCGAACCTGGACAGTTTGGTAATCCTGGTATCTCCCTTGGTTGGAGTATTTGATGTGGCGTCTGTGTTGTCCTCTAGTTGGCTTAACATGATTCTCGCATAGGTGGGATCCACATCATTCAGCAAACAATAGTCCAGAAATTCATGAACAAGCTGATATTCTGTTTTGGATTGATCGCATTGTTTAATTTTTGATATGACTCATACAGGCTATTCATCTCGTTGTGAAGGCATTTGGCGTGTTTTTGGAGTTTTTGTAAATCCATCAACACCATATCCATGTCAGGAGGTAATTGGCAGTCAGACACCTGGCACGCCCCTTCCTGATCCACTCACTCTTGTGGATCCCTGGGCAGAATTCACTGTGAGTGTGGTGTTGATGGGAGCCCACACTGTATTGGACCAAGCAGATAGATTGGGATCAAGAGTGAGGGGCAATGAACTGGTTATAGTGCCTGTGTTTGTGATTGGTAGGAGATTATTACTTACTGTCAATCCTGATAGAGAACCACCTATGGGAGGAGAAAATCCTGACATATTATCTATGGTGCTTCTGATTTGTTCTTTGGTGTTTTTCAACAAGGCCTCTGCTGGAGTTTCACCAGTTAACACACAATAGTCAATGAGACTTTTGGTAAAATCTATCTCTTTGCCTAGAGAATGTCCCTTGGCAACCAAATCTCTTTCTTGCTGTCTGAGATCGTTGATCTGTTCCTGAATTTTCATCTTGGATCTGATCTGACTTCTGTATTTTTTTGTAAGTTGATTGAGTGTTTTCATCTATGTCACCATGTTTTCATATTGGTGTATTTGTCTATCCAGTCAGCTTGAGTATTGATGTTGGGATCCAACATGGCCTGCAACTAACTGAGCCGATTTTCCAAGGACTGCGTGTTCTTTTTGTTCTTGGCCACAGCGTTTTTCACTTCTTTGTGGGTCATGGTTAGCAGTGCTTGTGTGGGATCAGTGCTGTGCATCAAACTATACTGCAACACATCATTGAGTTCACTGATTTGGTTTTCCAGATCCTTGCGTTCCTGTTCAGCTCTGGATTGCTGATCTTGGAGATCAGCAATCATTTTATCACAATCTCGCATCTGTTCTTGTATGCTGAGGATTTGCATAGCATGCGTGGGTTATACTGGCTGCTAGTTCTTGTTTGGGGTCCATGTTTGTTGCTCCTGTCATACAAATTCTGCCAAATCCATGGTGATGTTGTTGTCAGCATCCATGCCTGTAATTTTTGTGAGCATTCTGGCATGTTTGTCAATCAGGTCCATGGGCTTTTCTGATGTGAAAATTTCTTCACACAAACCACCAGCAAACTCAATCAAATCTGAACTGATGTGCTGTTTGCGTTCATGAGCAGGCAAGTCCTGCATGGCACACGCATGCTGAATGGCATCAATGTGCAATTCCACATTGTGACTCATGCCCAACACGTAGCTCAATCCGTCCATGCTGCTGGGCCACTTGACCTGGTATTTCTCATATTCTTGAAATTCCTGCTTGCCCCAACCAAACAAACCATTACCATGTTCCTCATGTTCGTGCATGAGATACTGACGATAGGCATCACTGTAGCGGAATTTTTCAGCATGCTGCGCTTCCAGGCTGGTTTGATATTCTAGACTTTCCAGTTCACGGTGGCTAAAGGCAACTTTCTTGAAGTTGAGGTCCTCATATCCTTTGACACAGATGTCACCAATTGTCACATGTTTGGCCACTTCACTTGTTTTCACAGCCCATTTTGTGTTGTGACGATTGATCCAATCCTGAAACAGTTCCTGGTTGCCCTTGAGGTCTTTTCGGTCAGGCACTGCTCCTCCTTTGAATGCAATACTCTGAGGAGATACTTCCCAACTGTAATAGATGTGGCCTTTGGCCACATTCACAAAAGGACTGGCTGCATCATAACTGAGGGTCACCTGGGGATTGATGAACTTTCTCCAGGCACGCTGTAGGGTAGTGAGGGCACATCCAGCCTTGATCTTGCCATTGCCCAGATAGTGGATCCAGTCTCTGTTGTCCAGATATTTTCCGTCACGCATGATGATGATCCTGCGCAGGTTGATGGCAAAGTTGCTGGCTTGCACGTTGGAGAATGCCCAGCTCTCAAAGGGTAGGTCTTTTACAACATCCCACCAAACATCACCTTCATCTTGATTTCTGCCCTGTAGCACGTTGAGGAATTGAGTTGCTCCCTCCTTGCGATTTCGTATGAAGAAATCGTGGTTTTCCATGCTGCTGTTGAGACAGTCACGGAAGTTTTTCACACCAGGATGCAGATTTTCGCCTGTGATGGGGTCATTGCCAAATTTCAACAAACTGCCTGTGGGCACGTCCAACACCATGCTGTATTCACATGTGTGTTCCAGCCAACGCAGGATCTGCATGCGAATAGCATCCTTGTCCTTGACCCAATCCTGGTCGCTCTGATCCTTTTTCTTCTGCCAGGGCCATTTGAGAACACCAGTGGCAATCTGATATCCACCACTGTCGCCTATGATCACAGTTGCGTTTTTGTCACGTTTTTGAACCATGCTCTCCTGGATGTCGCTTTGGGCTAGATCCCATACACTGTGACCACTGCTGTAGAGTGCAATGGGATAGTAGAACAGGTTGGTGTTGGGTTGCAGGAAATCCAAATCCCTGAGTCCATCAGGCAATCCAGCTACAGTTCTGTCATTGGGTTTGCTCACCAGTCTCGCGTAAATTGCTGAAATACTTGGCAAAAAAACGGCAAAATCCTGATTGGTGGTCCACATGTCTCTGCCCACTACAGATTTCATGTTATCATAGGAGTTTTTCAAATGTGGGTTGGGACTGCTGATGTTTGTCATGTCTCAATCTTAAATGAGGGATGTATTTTTTGCAATATCAGCAACAATGCCGTCAAACATTACATCAGCTGACAGATACTTCTGCAAGAGAACTTTTTTCTGCTTGGCCAGCTGACGGCTGAATTTTTTGGGATGATCCAATCTATATTGGATGAAATCCATGAGTTTTTGTTTGTGTTCCACATAGCTTTCATAGCTGAGAGTCCACTCACTGGGATATAAAAAGTCACTCACATACATTTCACTGTAGGAACAACGATCAGGCAGCACAGGAATCACATCTGCCAACACAGCTTCCATGATGCTGATACCCAAATTCTCATGCAAGCTACAGGAGAAAACAACCTGATGTTGTGCAATCTCAGCATAATAATCATGCTTGCTGAGGTTGAGCTTTTGTGTGATACACCAGGGCTGTTTCATGCTTTCACTGAGATCTTCAGCAATCATGGGCTGTTTGTCATCATTGTATCTGTGAGGCCAAATCACACCCTGTTGGGATCCTTTATATTGTTG